GTATAATATTTATTCGCATGTATTATTTTAAAAGTACGCACTCCCGGAATAAAAAGGGATGTTCCGTAACAAACTCCAAAAAGGTTGACGCTACGGATATTATTAGGAGGTAGCATGGCAGAGATCAGCCAATACGATTATATGCTGGCGACTACACCGGAAGAAGAACCGGAAAAGCAGCAAGAGGATGCCTTCCGTCTGGCGGCGTCCATGTTGCGGGAGTCACTGCGACTGATTGCAGAGGTGTTCATGTCGGACGCGAGCGACGGGATTATTCTGCTGCTGCGGTTTTCCGGAATGTCTCTGGCTCAGATCGGAGATAAGAGAGGCATGAGCAAGCAGGCCATACACAAGCGCATTGTCAATATGGCTCATAAATGGCCGCAGCTTGCCGATGCGCTGATCAACACAGCTGATTATGATGCGGATCTGGCAGGGCATGAAATTAGAGTAACACAAACGATCCAGGCAACCAACGCACGATGGAGAGAGGCTACCAAATGGATGAACAGGCAAAACTGAGGCTGCACATTGAATTGTTCGAGGCAGAAGAGAATCTGGCGAAGATGGAAGTTGCCAAGCGCGAATGTATCGAGGTTTGGAATCGGGACGTTCGCGAGGCAAAGCGGATCATTGAACGGAAAAGGAACGAATTGCGCTCCGGCTGCATTCAGCCGGAGCTGTTCGACGTGGTGAAGAATGAACGAACTTGAAGCCGGATCACAGCCATTGCAGAATACGCGATGGGAGGCTTTCTGCATTGCGTATACAGGCGGTTTCCGGCGTAACGCGGCGGCTGCCTATGTCTCAGCCGGGTACAAGCCGAAAAGCCCGGATATAGCCGCTTCTGCGTCAGAGCGGCTGTTGAGGAATGTTGACATCCAGAACCGCATCGAGTACCTGAACAACGAGGCGCTGAAGATCGAGCGCCTGCATGCCCGGGATGCAGTTTCCAGACTGGCCACCATTGCCACGGCAAAGCTGTCGGACTACATGGACGAATACGGCCGCATTGATCCGGCAAAGGTGGCGGATCCGAATCTGTCCGCTGCGGTGCTGGAGATGACGCAGGAGGATACCGAAAGCGGACTCAAGATCAAGATCAAGCTCAAGGATGACATGCGCGCGCTGGAGTTGCTTGGGCTTACTGACAAAGCTAATGAGGCGACACAAAACAACGTGTTCATAATCGAGACATGAAGTCAAAACGGTACAAATTGTTCCCAAAACAGAAGGACGCCTGGAAGCTGCTGGAAGACCCCGCTTTCAGGCGTTATCTGTTTGATGGCGGGGCGCGATCCGGCAAGACGGATGTGATCCTGGTATGGCTGATCAAGGAGGCGATGACTCGACCCGGTGCGCGAATCCTGATAGCGAGGTGGCGCCTGGATCACGCCAGGACAACGCTCTGGAATCTGTCGCTGAAGAAGATATTGCCGCCCGGGATTGGCGGCGTGCGGTACCACGAAAGTGCAATGGAGGCACGTTTCCCGAATGGCAGCATGATCCGGGTTGGCGGGCTGGATGATGCCGAGCGTGTTGATAAAATATTGGGTGATGAGTATCTGCACATCTTCATCAATGAGGCGACGCAGGTAAGCTGGGATACGGTGACCAAGGTCATGACCCGACTCAGTCAGCAGATTGCAGGGGCAGTCCGCAAGCTGATCCTGGATTGCAACCCAAAGGGACCGCAGCACTGGCTGCATCAGGTTGGAGTACAGCATGTACAGCCGAGCGCAGACCGTCGGTCAGTGCAGCCGCTGCCAGATGCCGCGGCATGGATGCGCATGCACTGGACGCCATATGACAATCCATATCTTCCCGATGATACGCTTCGTACGCTGGAGGCGCTGCCCGGCATTATGCGACGCCGGATGCTAAACGGTGAATGGTGCAACAACGAGGGCACGGTCTACCCGATGTTTGACCCGGATATTCATTGCGTCGATGAGATGCCGCCGGGATCCGAGGACTGGCCGCGATACCGCAGCATTGACTTCGGTTTCACAAATCCGTTCTGCTGCCTGTGGGGAGCAGTCGACGGAGATGGACGGCTGTGGGTTTACCGGGAATTGTACCGGCGTGAAACGCAGATTGCCGAACTGGCAGAGATTATCAAGGCGACCGAGCATGGGCATTTCCGGACGGTGGCGGATCCGGAAGATTCCGGGGCAAGGGATGCTCTTGCCAATGCCGGCATTGACACCATGGAGGCTGACAAGGCGGTGTCGGTTGGCATTCAGGCGGTGCAGCTGCGTTTGGTCAAAGCTGGAGACGACCGCCCGAGGCTATTTATTCATTCCGGCTGCATCAACATGATCAGCGAGTTCTTCGAGTACCGCTGGGCTGAGAACAAAGAAGGACGCAACGCTGACGAAAAACCGGTCAAGGACAGCGATCACGCAATGGATGCGCTGCGCTACATGGTACGTGCTGTTGACAACCCGGCGGTATATGGAGCGGCTGCAGCTCCTGCCGCGTTTAAGCCAGGTTCAGCCCGCGACCTGGCACGTTATTTCTGATTGGTTGACGGCAAGCCCATTATAAAAGCGCAACTCCAAAAAAAAGGAGACTTTTATGTTTGAGCGACTTGCCGGATATTTCAAATACGCAAAAAAGACTGAAAATCCAACCTCTGGACTGTTCAGAGTGCGTGATGATGATGACCTGTTGTCGTCAACATTATCACTTCTCACACATATGACCGAACTGAAACTGGATGCCAGGCGAGTGGCCAGGATCATCCAGGATGCCGATTCTGGCGATCCGCGGGAGCAGGCCGAGCTGTTTGCCACGTTGCAGGAAAAGGAGCCGATCATTGGCGCACACCTGCAGACACGCCGGCTTGCGGTCATGGGCTGCCCTCTGCACATTGACAGCAAGAAGCATCCGAAAGAAGCGGAGGCGATTCAGGAGATGCTGCAAAAGGCAGGTATACGGACTGCAATATCTGCTTTATTGGATGCCATTGGCACCGGTTATGCCGGCGTGGCGGTGGATTGGGCGTCAGGCGGGGCAGCCATCAACGGTTTTGTTGGCATATCGCCAACAGCATGGGTCTTTGACGATGCCGGAAATCCCGCTCTGTACAGCATTTCAGGTCCTCCGAAACCATTAATTGACTATCACCCTGCACAGGTGCTTTACATCGTCAGCGAGGGCAAAGCCGGGCTGCCATGCCGGAAGGGGCTGCTGCGGGCGCTGCTCTGGATGTTCCTTTTCAAAAATGCCGGATTCCGGGAGTGGAATTTGTTCCTGGAGCGGTTCGGAACCCCGTTCATTATGGGGGCAATCCCCCCGAACGAGTTTACAAACCTGAAGCTGCGTGAAGACCTGATCAAGTCACTGATGAGCATCCGCGGAGCCGGCGTCGGGGTTGGCACGACTGAGACCAAGATGGAGATCCTCAACGGGGCTGCGGCCGGCAACAAGGACGCCTTCGAGGCCTTGCAGCGTTACTGCGATGAGATCATCACGCTGGTCATCCTTGGCCAGCTGGCCAGCTCTGACAAGGCCGGCGGATTGTCGCGTGGAACGGCGCAGGATAAGGTGCGCCAGGATATTCTTGAATCTGATGCGCTGATGGTTCAGGATGCGCTGCAGAATCTTGTTGCCTGGTATTGCCGGTTCCGGCATGGCTGGACGGACGCTGATGACATCAAGGTGGTGATCGATTACCAGCCTCCGGAAGACCTGAAGACGTCCGCCGAAATGTTTTCGACACTGGCAAATGCCGCCCGCCGCCCGCTGGATCCGCAGCAGATCTTCGAGAAGTTCGGTGTCAAGCTGGGAGAGCCGGAGCCCGTTTCGAACATGCTACCGAACGAGAAGCCGGAGCAGAAAGAGTTTACCGACACCACCGGCAAGAAGGCTGAGACTGCCTCCGAGCGGATCATCAATGCGACGTTTTCCCGGATGGTGGATACCGAGGCGCTTGAGGCCTGGCGGATTCCGATTGATTCGGCGATCCGGCAGGCGTTCGGTGATCTGGACCCGGACGATCCGGAGTTGCTGGACAAGTTCCGGAAACGGGCGCCGGCTTTCCTGGCGTCTCTCCCAGGCCTGATGGATGAGTTCGAGACGTCGGCATTCGAGGACGCGCTGCAGGGCGCCATGCTGGCCGGGTTCCTCAATGGAGCGCTGCCGGCTGGGTTTTGGCGTAAAATATCCAGTTGACGGGAGGTGTATTGATATGGAGACACGCAAAAACATACTGATTTTGAGCGATACGTCAGACACGCTGGCGCTGGCTCCGGTTGGATTCTCTGATGGCGAGAAGACCCCTCCGGATGAGTTCCTGCTGATCCGGTATGGCGACAATGACTACACCAAGGGCGAGGAGCGCGGCAAGTTTGTGTTTGGCGAGGCTGACGCCGATGAGATCATCTCCGACTTCTCGCAGCGCGGCAAGGACATCGTCTTCGACTATGAGCACCAGACACTGAAAGGGGTTGAGGCGCCAGCATCCGGCTGGATCCGGAGCATTGCCAAAGGCGCCGAGGGGCTGGTTGCCAAGGTGGACTGGACGGAACGTGCGAAGAAATTTCTGCAGGGGCGCGAATACCGGTATCATTCACCGGTACTGCATTTCAAGAGCGGGCGACCGTACCGCTTGCATTCGGTGGCGCTGACCAATCACCCCGCGCTGCACGGTTACCCGGCTTTGGTGGCCGATGACAATAAACCCAATAAACAGGAGGAAACGATGAATGAACATCTGAAGAAGATTGCCGCCATGCTGGGCGTGACCGTCGTTGCGCTGGCTGATGGCAAGGAGGACGAGAAAGCGACGGCGGAGGCTGCGGAAGCCAAAGTCAAGGCGCTTTTGGACGATGGCAAGAACCTGCAGGATCTTCTGAGTCTGCACGACTGCAAGACCGCCGAAGAGCTGACGCTGAAGATCAAGGGCATGGTTCCGGCTGCCGAAAAGCAGCAGCTGGAAGAGAAGCTTTCCGGGATCGAAGCCGAGAAAGCGGTTGCCAAGGCTTTCAGCGATGGCAAGCTGATCGAGGCGCAGCGCGAGTGGGCCGTGGCTCTGGCGAAGAAAGACCTGACGGCCTTCCGCGACTACGCCGAAAAAGCACCGATGGTCGCCCCTGGGCCTGCCGCTTCGGTTCCTGCCGGCACGCCGCCGAAGACCGAAGAGAAGCTGGCGCTGACTGACGACCAGGTCAAGGTTTTCAAAACTCTGGGACTCTCTGAAGACCAGATCAAAAAGATCAAGGAGGTAAAATAATGTGTGCACTTTCTGCTTCCCGTGACACCCGCGAGATTGTGGGTGCGTTGAATCAACTGACGGTTGCTGACAACAAAACGGCCTATGCCGGCGGTCTGGCTGCCGTTGATACCACCGGAAAGGCTCTTCCTGCTGCGAATGCCGCAGGGTTGAAGGTCCTTGGCCGGTTCGAACACAGCGCTGCGGCCGGCGAAAAGGTCGTCATCAAGCGTGGCATTTTCCTTTTCGACAACAAATCCGAGGATCCGGTGGTTGTCGCCGACATTGGCGGTTACTGCTATGTCACCGATGACGAGAAGGTCCAGCATACCGCCAACAGCAATACGATTGTTGCCGGGGTTGTGCGCGGCGTGACCGCTGACGGCGTCTATGTCGATACCATGTGGTATGTGGATGGCGCTGCTGCTGCTACCGCCGGTGCCTGCCGCCGGTGCGACAGCCGGAGCTGATGCCGGCGCTGCTGCAATTGCTGCAGACCTGGAAAACGCGGAAAGCACGATCAAAGCTGCTGCTCTTGTTCAGGGTGCCGCCGCGATTGCCGCCGATCTGGACGCCGCACAAAGCACGATCAAAGCGGCGGCCCTGGTCCAAGGTGCTGCTGCGATTGCTGCAGACTTGGCAGACGCGGAAAGCACCATCAAGGCCGCTGCACTGGCTGAAGGAGCTGCGGCGTTTGCCGCCGATCTGGCTGATGGTTCGAGCACCATCAAAGCCGCCGCCACTACCATCGCCGGAAATGCTGTGGCTGCAGCCGGTAACGTCCGCTTGGTGGATGCTCCTGCAACGTCTGCCGCCGCCGGCGTCAAGGGTGACATCGCCAGTGATGGGACGTATCTGTATCTCTGTACGGATACGGACGAGTGGGTTCGCGTCAGTCTCACTCTCGCCACTTGGTAATAAATCAATAACCGGGGCCGCGGCTTTTAACCCGGCCCCGAATAACAAAGGAGGAGATCATCAATGGATATTAACAGAACCAATATGCAAGCCCTTTTCACGGGCTACAACATGCTGTTCCGGGATGCGTTCGCGTCCTATCTCGATACCGCCTACACAAAGTTTACCATGGAAGTCAATGCCGGCACCAGCCAGATTGACATGCCGATGCTGGAGCAGCTCTCCGGCATGCGCGAATGGATCGACGTCCGCGAGATCAAGAACATGAGTTCGAAGAAGCTGACCATCATTCCCCGGGTTTTCGAGGAGACGGTCGGCGTCAAACGCGAGGATGTGGAAGACGATCAGTACGGCCTGTACAATGCGCTGTTCCAGACAATGGCGATGAACGCGGCGAATCTGCCCAACGATCTGGCCAACGAGCTGCTCTCGGGTGCGGATTCGGCCACCTGGACGGATGGCGCCGATTTCTTCGGCACCGCCCGGAAGTATGGCAAGAACACCATCTCCAACAAGGGGACTTCCGCGCTGAGTTATGACAGCTTCAACACCGCCTACGAGGCGATGCGTGCCTACAAAGGGCATGGAAACAAGCCGCTTGGCGTGCGTCCCAGTCTGCTGATTCACGGTCCGGCGCTGCGCACCACCGTGGCGGATGTGATCAAAGCCCCGATCCGGTCGGTTACCGTCGGCGGTGCGGCAGTCACCCTGCCGAACCCGAACGCCAACATTGTTGAAACTCTCGAGGTCGAGGGCATCACCAACAACGACTGGTTCCTGGCCGACACCCGCAAGCCCTACAAGCCGGTGCTCTTGTTCATGCGGAAAAAAGCCGCCCGCCTGGTTCGCCTGGACCGCGAGGAAGACGAAAACGTGTTCATGAACCGCCAGTTCATCTATGGCACCGATGGCCGTGCCGAGGCCGCCTTTGCGCTGCCGCACCTGATCTATTTCAGTGACGTGGCGGGTTGATCTGACT